AGGTCTGTTGAACTCTAACCTAATCTCTTGCCATAGAGATATTTATTGTGTAGCCTATATGGGCGCATCGAAATCATACCAGATATTCCGATTTTTATTGACTTTGAATGAAGGTGTCATATCTTCCCTATACGGGGCACGGAACCATGCCGCACAAGCGGTTTCCCTTGCAGGGAAACAACCGATTGCTTTCAAGAAGTCCACAATATCTATTTGTTTGGTCTGGGCTATGTTCATAATAACTTTTGTGTTTCTATTCGGGTTTAATAAAGTTTATCTTATATATACACCGACGTTAAACTAAACCTCTTTATCGGAGGTACAGCCGCTATACTCCAGCACCTTCGGATTGTAATGGTAGCTCTTATCCTGTTTCACGATAATGCCACGTCCCATCAGGTACTTGTTCAGTTCAATGCAGATGTTCCGGCCACGCTTGAAGCCGATTTCGATATATCCCTGTTGGAGCGCTTTGATAAGCGGCCTGTATCCGGTTATGTCCCCCTCGCTGAATGCCAGCCTGAGAGCCTGGGCGTGTTGTGCATCGGAAATGGATTCGCAGAAGCCCTTACGCTCTTGTGTAAACGAGTATTCTCCCACCAGTTCAGGCAAGGCATCGTTATTGATGCGGAAAGCGAACGGCTCAAACTCCTTTTCACGAATGTGCATGGCTTTTACTTCACTGATATTACCGTCAAACTGGCTCTTGGTGATTTGCAGAATGGTTTCCGCCTTGTTGTTCAGTTCCGTGCCGATATGCCCTCTTGTATTGTCATCTCCCTTGTTCAGATGTAATACTGTATGAATATGGAGGTCGTGCATACTTGACCAGCGCATGAGGTCGTTTATCAAATCAACGGACTCACTGGGGCTGTTGATGTCATACAGGAGGTCACGGATACCGTCAATGACGACAAAGCCGATACCTGGGTCGGAAGCCAACGCATGGTTGATAATCTGTCGGCGTTGTTTGGGGCTGTATTCCCGCAGCATGAAAAATTCAAGGTTGTCCGCTTCACAGTCAGTAGGCAGCCCGGCCAGCCGTAGGATGCGTTCCAGCACCTTGTGGCAGTGGCATTTGCTCTGTTCCGTATCTACATAAAGCACCTTGTGTTTACCCTCCGGCAAATGCGCATTGTAGCGCAATACGTTTTTGCCCGATAAGGCCGAAGCCACGATAGCTGTGATGTTGAAGGTCTTTTTGCTCTTGGGCTTTCCCACTGAGGCACTGAAATTTCCGAGCGTTGCAATGGTGATGTCATCGACACGCACGATTTCCGGTGGAAAGGCGTATGTTTCGGTAACACGCAGACGGATGAATTGCAATATCTGTTCATAAACCGAACGGTCAATGTCGTTTCCTATCTGGAGCAGGTTGGTCGGTGTCATGGTCTTCTCCCTTTCTTTTTATGGTTAGACTTATCGGTGTGGTCATGGACGGTCATTATCGCCACCTGCCTCTCCAGTTCTCTTTGTGAAGGAACCGGGTTGCGCCGTTTCCATTCGTCCAGTTCCTTTCTTTCAAAGAAGATGTTCTTGCCATTCGGCTTGGTATAGGATATGTCACGGTTGGAGGTAAGCCGGTACATATGCCCTTTGGAGATATTCAGGTATTTGGCGGCTTCATCAATGTTCAGCATATCTTTCAAGTAATAAAGCTGATTCTCTACACTTTCAAAACGCTCAATCAAGGCTTCAAGTGTCCCAAAACGGTCAATGAAGGCTTCGATGGTAGTTATCTTGCCTAATACTACGTTTATATCTTCCATTCGGGTTAGAATGACGGCCACATCTTCTACCCGTTTAAGTGTTTCAAGGAATCCGGTTTCTGTCATGATGCAAATTGTTTATTGGGTTCAACATATTCATTCATGTTGTCCGGCATCTCCTTTGGACTGCTTTTTTCGGTTTCTTCCACCTGGTTTCGGCAGAGCCATTCGTCCAATTCCTGCTTGTTAAAATATAGCAGTTTGCCGGACGGTCTGTAGTGAGGGATATGCCCGTTCTTGGCAAGTTTGTACAACTGGCTTTTTGACAGCCCCATATACAGGCAGGCTTCTTTGAAATTGAGTGTTTTCTTGATGCAAAACAGCATATTTTCAATCTTCTCCGTTTGTTTCTGGAGCATACTAAGCTTCAGGAAACACGATGAACAGGACACCGCTACACAGTTTCTTTCTTCTTGTTGGTTCATTTCGTATTCTTTTTTGAGTTAGACATGGGGGGAGTGATACCCCGAAACTTTATCGCTTCGGGGCAAAGGTAGATATGTGTTTTTCAATGCTTGTAAAAAGGAGAGTAACAGTTCGGAAGTGTTATCCGAACTGTTATCCTTTTCTGTGTCACTTGTTATCCGTTGTGTTTCTTTCTGTCATTTCTCTGACAGCTTGTACGCATTGGCTGATTACCTCCTGCATACTGTTTGGATTGCTCTTGGCAAGACTAAGTGCACTGGAATACTGGCCGTGTTTGAGCGGACGGCCGTCTCTGGAACCCAATATGGAACCGGCCTGTTCCAACAGATGTTCCCAACGTCCGAGAATGAGACGGTGGTGACATAACCGGTCGAAAAAAAAAGCTACCAACCGGTTATTGGCAGACTTCAACGGCTGATGCAACGTGCCTTCCAAAAGAGAACGCAATATGCCTGCATTCACAGGGGTAGTGAAAAGTTGAGCCTCATTAGCACAATGCGCAATGAGGCTCAGTTGATTGTCATTCAAAAAGCTACCCAAAGACAAGGCAGGAAGGTTCGTTTCAGGGCGTGGCTTATCCGGTTCTTCTTTCAGACCGGAGGATGCTTTCGTCGTGTTGAACAGACGAAGCAACTCATCCATGCGGTTAGGAGCAAAAAGTATATTGGAGAAGAATTGCTCCACAAGGTCTTTACGTTTTGTCAGTATTCCTCTGAGAATACCGATGTTTTTCCAATGTCGGTTTTTCCCGGCGGCATCCCGGTGGTCACTATAATAATGACCGTTCAGAAAATCCTCCACATACAGTTCATACAATTTACTCTCACCGATAACTTCCTTCCGATAAGTAAAAGAGGCTTCCTTCAGCAAGGCAAAAAGTTCATCACGTTCATTTCCGACACTTTTGTGCGGTTTGTTTGCCAATCTCTTGTTTTAAAAAAAGGCAATCATTTCTACGGTTACGCTTCATAAATCTATTGTTTTAAGTTATTGGATAAATGCGTCATCCAAAAGGGAGACGGCATGGTCTTTCTTAGAATTGATGATTTGTGCGTACCTCTGAGTGTGTCTGATATTGGCATGACCCAATAATTGACTTGTCGTATAGATGTCAACCCCTGCGGTCAAGGCCAGCGTTGCGAACGTATGCCTCGCCACGTGGAATGAGAATTTTTTTTCTATTCCGGCATCTGTGGCCCAATCGCGAAGTATGCTTTTATACCAAATACTCAACTTGGGAAATACGCGGTCTTCAGAAGAAGCATCCCCTTGTTCCGGCATCCATTTCCGGGCATTCATGTTCAATGGCAAATACAACAATGCGCCGGTTTTATACTGGCGTATCTCTACCTGCCACCTATTCCCGTTTTTACTGATATGTTTCCAACACAAGTTTTTGATGTCCATGATGCGCAAACCGCAGAAACAGGAAAACAAGAATGCAGCCTTCATATCATCCCGGCGGCAAGGAGTTGCAATAAGGCGTTTTACTTCCTCTACTGTAAGATATTCACGTTTGGCTTCCGAATCTGAAAGCATATCCCGTTTGATTTTCTTGAATGGGCTTGACTGGAGCAGGTTCTCCTTAACTGCATAATTCAGTGCAGCCCGTATATAAGCGAGGTAGAGGAAAACCGTATTTTTGGCCAGTTGGTTATGGTCACGTGTGAGTGCAGGTCTATCTAGTAAATGGCTGAGAAATCTCATAATATAATCCCTATCTATTTCTGCAAGGGTAACACTGTTGTCGTACTTCTCCAATTCATTAGTTACCCGATCTACCCAAATAAGTGCAGATGCCGAAGCCCGTTTTTCCACATCTTGCCGATAAACTTTCATCCAGTCCGTGAAAAGCATATTCGCTTTATACGAACGGTCTGTGATACCTGCTATCTTGTTGGTCAGGTCCAAAATTTTTTCGGTCTTAATGGCATTGGCTATTGCGAGTGTGTTGGCATTTTGGATTTGCGCCGACACATCCGTTTCTGGTACAAGATAGAGTTTCAATGACTGGTAAGTTCTCCGGCCATTGTAGTAAATATCCAAATAGATGGACTTCCTGCCATCTTTGAGTTCATTAAAACGTAAACGGACAGGTTCCTTTACTTTAACTTGCTTTTTCGTACGTGCCATATACCTTTGTTGTACTATTATTCATGAAAAGATTAATTGCATTTTGTTATCTTGATTAATGTTACTATACAATAATGGATAACATAGCTTTCTGAGAAACAGACATAAAGAGGCTGTTTCTACAAAATGCAAATATACACAGTATTTTTAATTAAACAATACATACTGTATAATTTAAAAATAGAAATAAGATTGTTGTGGTCAAACAGAATTGAATTACGAAAAATTTCTTTCTGCTATGACTGATACACAGATAATTGCGACATGCAAAATTTGCAATATATTTCTGTTTGACTATAAATATTAGAATAGAGAATCTATTAGTAATACAGCGGCTTCTTTTTTAGCATCTATGATTTTCGCATAAACTTGTGTTGTTTCCACATCGGCATGACCAAGTAACTGACTAGTTGTGTATAAATCTGCCCCCATGGTAAGCTCCATTGTTGCAAAAGTATGCCGACTCATGTGATAGGTCAGTTTTTTATTGATTCCTGCATTTTTGGCCCACTTCTTCAACTGTAAATCAATGGTAGAAGTGCAAGGCAGAGAAAATACATAATCTTCAGCACTTCTCTTAGTGTGAGGCAGATAGGCTTGCGCTTGCTTGTTGAGTGGCAAGTACAGCATCCGACCAGTTTTCTTTTGTCGCAACTCCATATGAATATTCCCGTTATCTTCAATGATTTTTTTCCATTGCAAGGCACGGACATCACTTAACCGTAATCCACAGAAACAGGAAAACAAAAATGCAATTTTCACATCTGCTCTTGGTGCATCCGCCTCTATGAGCTTGCGGACTTCATCAATAGTCAGATACTCGCGTGGAGTTTCTTCACCGCAAATGGCTTTCCTGTCAATAGCCAATCCGGGATTTACAGACAACACATCATCATCAACTGCCATATTCAAGGCTGTAATGATAACCCCAAGATAATTGGATATGGTCTTTTTGGCAAAAGGAGCTTTGGTACGTCTTGCTTTTTGCCCTTTCATAAATTCAACAAAGCCATCCAAGAAATCCTTATCCACATCGCACAAACGAGCTTTGGCATTGTATTTCCGCAATTGTTTTAAGGCTGAATGCACATGGTTTTCTGATGATGTCTTTCCTTGTTGAATACTTCTGTTCTTATACTCGTTTACCCAATCAACCAGTAAAACCTTTGCCTTTTCTGAAATGGTTACGGGTGTTCTGTTGTTCGATATTTCAAGAATACGTTGTGCCCTTATTGCATCAGCAGCTTTCATTGTATGCTTGTTTTGCTTTCTTGCTTCCGAGGAATTCTCTGGGATAAGGTACAATTTCAGAAACTCATACCGCCTCTTCTTCTCGTAGTAAATATCGAGATAGATAGACTTGTTTCCATTTTCCAGTTCCTTGAACCGGATGCGTACAGGGGTTGATTCTATTTTCTTGGTACGAGCCATATACTTGAATTGCTTATTTTCTTCTTCTACAAAGATAGTGATTTTAATCGAAAACAGGTGCTTTTTTGCACAACAAAATAGTAACATAAAAACTGTAAATAAGACTATCGATGGCTAAAATCAACAATAAATGCAATTCTACATTCTTTTTATAAAAACCTGATATACATTGATATATTGTGCAATAATTGCATTTTTCTTGTGTTTTGTTTTTATATTCTATATATCGCGCCATACATGGGCTACAATAGCGCATAAAATAGGAATATCGAAAGATGTAATATCTTTAGCTTTGGGGCATGAGTTCGGATGCAAAACAACCGGAATTTATATAGATTACGATTTAGAGCAAATAGATAAAGCGAATAGAAAAGTAATAGACTATATTAATTCGTTATCGCTTTAACCAGGTTAAACACTTATAGCCCCACAATCAGCACTGTTACGGGGCTTTCTCGTATTACTTCTTTAAGAAGTTTTTATAAATACAAAGAATATCCTCTATTTCTGAATTGGATAAATCATCCCTCTGAAAAGGAGCGGGTAACATATTTTTCAAAACTCGAATACCTTTAATTTTCCCTAATACTTCATTTGCTCCTTTCTTGGTTCCACTATGTAAATAGATCGCATCTGGAAATATCCCTAAAAATGCACCTATCCGATGCGAGGTATCATATATGCAAAGCTCTCCTATATTGTCTACCTTACAATCTTGTATTATTTTAAATAGCTCATAAAAACTACGAACTTCTTTAATTTCATCTTTCATTAAAAGAATTCTATCGCAAAACTTCGATAAATGATCGGTATTAATACGTCGCTGATGGCTATGTTTATGCCCTCTCGTATCTCTAGCGTTAGCCGCCAATCTTATCGCATCATCTATCGTTGTAGATTTTTCCGTATCATTTAAAACAGAATCACAAGAGACGTGTTTTTTATAATGATTAATAATAACGATATATTTATCATCCCTACTCATGGAGTCGGTTATAAATAAATCATCGAAATAATCAGAATACTTACAGCATCTTCCTTTAGGTTTTCTTACAGTAATACATGCCATATTCATAAATTTAAAATCTATGCAAAAATACCCACTCCTTGCAAATAAATTAGTTAAACAGGATATGCTTAATAACATACATCCAAAAGCCCCAACGACACTTAGTCTAGGCTCATTCCTTTTGGAGTAAATAACGTATTGTCTCTCACTTTCGGAAATTAACAACTTTTCCCGTAGAGAGATGATATAACAGACATTCACGTCTGCATACAAATTATTTTTCAATTTGAATATTATTCTACTAATTATAAGAGAACATAAAGATTAATGACTCTAGCATTTTACTAAAGCATGAGAATTGCTATTAGGAAATCTATTGTATACTAAATTTAATTTGAAACTAATTATAATGGTTTATCCTCTTTTATTCTATTCTTCGTAATCCAAACCAAATATTCAACACCTAAATTAGTTATATATATATTATTATCTTGCTTAATAATTAACATACTACTATACAAAAAAGACAAATAGTCCCCTAGTTCCCAACTGTTTAATATTTCAGAAAATTGCAGTCTAACTTTACTATAATATTGAGATACATCTTCTTCTGAAATTCCATCAGAAGAATTTAACAACCTCAATAAACGTATCTGGCTGCCGAAAATAGCTATATTAATTTTCTCGAAAGTTAAAAGCAATTGGCTTCCTGCTAAATGCCTTAACAATACTTTAGTAGTTTCCCCTGTTATATCAAATCCTTTTTCTACAAGTTCTTTTTTAATGTTATTTTCTATGTCTGCGATAACTACAGAGTTGCCTATTCTGTCAATTAATTCTTGAACAGTATCATTGTTTACAGGTTGTAAAACATTTGGCTTATCAGAATAATAATCTCCAAAAATATTTGTGCTTTGTTGTTTTTGAGTTTGCGTATTTGTTATTGATATTATATGAGAAATTAATTCGGTATTCCTCTGCTCCAATTTTTTATTCTCCTTTTCTTTATTTTTTATTTCTCTTTTAATTGATACAATTTGACCGATTGAGAAATTGTCAAATGATTCTGCAAGAACAAGAATTAGTAATATAGATAATAGAAAAAATATCCCATTCTTAAATTCTCCATATGGTTCAACACAAAAAAAATTAAAAAAAATCATACTAGCAATACCTAAACAAAAAAGTATGATTAAAATTCGTACAAACCAGTTTTTGGGATTGTTTTCCATATTTTCCATTGTATTATATTAGCTATAGATTTTATATAAAATAAGTAACTAGAATTGAACACAGGTTACAATTTTACCACAAAAGTAATTATTTATTCAAAAAAAACAATAGCTGTTAAAAAAAAGATGAATTTAAACTTAGAACTCACAACTAAATAATATGCCTCATATCAAAAAATTAAAGACCTTTTACCTGTTCGTTAACAAGTAATCTTCTACTTCTTTTTCAAACGATAAGTCAACCATCCAATCACACAAGCAATAACCAGCACGAATGCCCATCCGCCTAGCTCCATCTTTAAACTTTGCCATCTGTTCAACTTCTTTTCGACCGGATAAGGCACACGAATAGAATCGTTTTTAAGAATAGTATCGGTGCGATTCGTTGTTAAGTAGCGATACAGATACTTATATCTATACTGATAGACTGTATCACCCTTTACGAGCGTATAAATACTATCACGCTGATAGATACTATCAATCCGGATGCTATCGCGCGTTTTGTATTCAGTGCGAACGGATTCAACCGGGATATATTGGGTTCGGCAAGACGTAAAACACGCCGCTAATATTAACAGTATAATAATATAAACTAGCCGTTTCATGGTCGAACTACTGTATTACGCAAGAAATTAGGGAACTCGGAGCGTACATCAAAACAGGGGCACGCCTTTATATATTCTTTCGGCTCTACCTCTCCGCTTCCGTCCAGATCGGGCGAAGTATCACGATGTCCGAGAACCTCGATTATCTCATATTCTTTGCAGAGTTTAGCAACCAACTCGCGCAAAGCCGCTCTTTGGGCGATCGTTCTTGTGTCTGCAGACTTTCCGTTTGCATCCAAACCACCTATGTAGCAAATACCAACACTATGTTTATTATACGAAGATTCGCTAAAACCCTTCGTATTACAATGCGCTCCGTCAACCGCTAAAGATCTCCCTTTTTCTACCGTCCCATCAATCCGGATAACATAGTTATATCCGATCTGGTTAAATCCGCGTGCCCGGTGTATACGATCAATGTCTTTTGCGGTCAAATTCTGCCCGGCGCGCGTAGCCGAACAATGGATGATAAGCGAATCTATTTTATTCATTGCTTTCTTCTTTATTTTGATTATTAATTGTAATTGGTCTACGCGGCGGAGTTCTCCGGCTGCACTCGCTGTCTGGTCTATCACATCGGTTGTGTTCCGCATCCTTAAAAGCTAATTCAAGCTCGTAGTATTTACGCATCCAATTTTGCGCCTCTGCCTGTGCGGTTCTCCATTCTCGATAAATCGTATCTACTTTCTCATCACGTTGTTTTAATCGTTCGTCGTACCGCTCGATCTGCTTGTTTAGATTGTCAATGATAGAAAGTAAATTTTGAAGTTCCATAGAATCCGCCGTAGCCTTTTCTTTTCTAGCGTTCGTTTTTCGATTCGCTAGAAAAGTAACAGTAAATCGGATCGCCTCTAATCCTCCTAACGCTCCTATGATTTTTAACCATTCGTCCATATTTTTATTTTATGTATTTCATATCGCTTTGGGTAGCTCTTATTCTACCGATAAAGCCTCATTAACCGCTACCTGAACAAAAGCGACGAACCCCGTACTCACATATTTTTTAATACTTTCCGCCTGTTCGGGAGATACTTCTACCTCACCGTTCTTGTAGATGTTTTGAGCTAATTCCAACTCGCCCAAATCGGCGGTTTTCTGATAGATCGCATTTCCTAACATTTTTGCAATATCGACGGTACTGTTATTCCCTTCGATGTCTTTTACTTGAATTTCTCTAAAGTCTATTTTCATAATTATGTGATTTGATTATTATCCCCAATATGCATTATATAAAATGCCATTTTTAAACTGCAACACGCGAGTCTGCTGCCTTCCATTATTCCAAACGGCAGCACAGCTGAAAAACTCATCAATACCTCTTTGACCATCAACTACAATGCCACCATCAATAGCAAGTGCTATATTATCTCGTCCTCCGGTTACACTAATAGATACACCCCTATTTATATCATAAGGTCTTGAACGGTGATCGTAGAATCTTCCTAAATAATCGACTCCCATTGTACTAAACGGACCTACAATAACTTGCCTATTTTTACTATTAAAACCAATCATATCATCGTAAAGGAACATCTCCTTTTTATCTATAGTTGGTATACTAGTAGAACCTGTCCCTATACTATTAGCAGAAATCTTAAAGCCTCCAATAGTGCCATCAACAGCTTCTATTCGTTTTACAACGAGTTTGTTTACATCGATAAAATCAGCGACGATCTTTCCATCACTGATAAACGTCTTCCCTCCAACCAATATCGCACCTGTTTTAGGGAGTGATAATTTCCCGTCTGCTGTCAATTCAAGCCCGGTTATATTGTGCTTAATCGAACCGCCTGTCATTAACCAACCTTGCGTTTTTGATAGATTACCGACGAATAAACCCGATGTTCCTAATATGTCGATCGTCGCATTTTGAGCTACTAACAACTGCGTAGCGACATTTATAAATTCGTTAAACAAAGTCCATTTCGTTACATCGAAAGAAGAACCGGAATTATGATCCGCACGACACGAATAAGTATTACCGTTGTAGATGATAGTATCTCGATACTGCGTGTTGTTAACATAGTTAGTATTTGCTTTCCACTCGCCGCGCGGACGGATTAGAGCACCGGGAAGCCCGGTTGCTCCAGTTGCTCCGGTTGCACCCGTATCTCCCTTATCACCCTTGTCTCCTTTGTCGCCCTTGACCTTCGTCCAAGTATAAGCGGAAAACGTATTGCTGTCTGCCGCCGTGAAGTCGGTGTATTGTCCGATGTATGCGCCCGGCGTCTCACC